AACAGCATCGGTGGCGACCTGTTCGACGGCCTGGCGATCCACAATGCATTGTCACGCCTGGGAGAGCGCTGCACGGGTCGCATTGATGCCCTGGCGGCGAGCGCGGCCAGTGTCGCAGTGTGCGGCGCTCACCGAGTGGTGATTGCGGCCAATGCCATGTTGATGATCCACAACCCCTACACCTTTACCGGTGGTGATGCCGAAGACTTCCGCCGTGTCGCGGATGTGCTGGACCAGACCCTGGAAGCGATCATTGCGGCCTACAAGGCCAAGGCGCCGGACATAGACGAAGCCGAACTGCGGCGAATGGTCAATGCGGAAACCTGGCTCACGGCCAACGAGGCAGTGGCACTTGGCCTGGCCGATGAGGTGGGCGACGGTTTGAAGGTCAGCGCCTGTCTCGGCCAGGGCAGTGTGCTGCAGCGTTTCCAGCATGCCCCCGCCGAATTGCTCGCCCAGCTGGATGAAGAACCGGAAGTCGATCCGGCTGAGCCTGTCGATCCACCGGCACCGGCACCTGTATTGGACGCTGCCGGGTTGGCGCTGATGGTCACTAAAGGGTGTGCAGCAGCAGGCATCAGCAACCTGGTAGACCCGATACTCGCGGCGACGAAGCTGGAAAGTGAAGCCGTGGTCCAGGCGGCGCTGACCAAGGCCAAAGCGCTACACGGCCTCTGTGTCGCGGCACGCTTGCCCGAACTGACCGTCGAGTTCATCACAGCCGGCCTGGACGAATCGGCAGTTCGCGCGCGGTTGTTCGACAAGCTGGTCAGCAGCGGCGGCGGTTTTGAAATCAACAACAGCCTGCCGCTGGATGATGACCCAGCCGCAACGATCAAGGCTAAACAGGTCGACACCCACTCAATCTGGGCCACCCGTCAGGCGGCACAGAACGGAACCTCGAAAGGAGCAAGAGCATGAAAATCGAATCGATGCACGCGGGCGAGTTCCTGCTGTCGGAAGGCGCTGGCAACATTTCCCGCGAAGCGATCAACGTCGCTGCTGGTGCCGCCTTGGAGCCTGGCCAGATTCTTGGCCTGGTCACACTCACCGGCGAGTTCGCCCCGTATAAGCCGACTGCCGAAGACGGCACCGAAAACGCCATCGCGATCCTCTACGGGCCGCTGGGTGAATCGGATGTGCCACGTCGCGGTCGCGCGGTCGTGCGGCTGGCCGAGGTCAGCGAAGCGCACTTGACCGGCCTCGATCCCGCCGCTGAAAAGGCCCTGGCTACCCATTTCGTGATCGTCCGCTAAGACGTTCACCCTCTTTTATCCATCCCGCCGTGTGCGGGATTTTCGTTTCTGGAGAGTACCCCATGGCCGATATCGCCATTTTTGAAGACGATGCATTCAGCGTCTCCTCGCTGACCGCTGCAATCAATGACCAGGAATACCTGCCGGGCCGCATCAGCAGCCTGGGCCTGTTCCGCGAAGAGGGCATCAGCACGTTGACCGTGCAGATCGAGAAAGACGGCGACACCCTGGCCTTGGTGCCGTCGGGTGAGCGTGGGACTTCGGGCCTGGTGGTCGGTGCGACCAAGCGTCAGCTGATTCCGTTCAACACCGTGCACCTGCCCGAACGCTTCACCATCAAGGCCGACGAGATCCAAGGCATTCGCGCCTTCGGTACCCGCAGTGAGCTGCAGGTCGTGCAGGACGTGGTCAACAAGCGCCTGGCGAAAGCGCGCCGCCAGTTGGATGCCACCCACGAGTTCCAGCGCATGGGCGCGTTGAACGGCCAGGTACTGGACGCCGATGGCAAGACGGTCCTGTTGGACATTTATAAATCCTTCGGCGTGAATCGCCAGAAGCTTCAGATGGGCTTGAACAGTCCAGACACCGAGCTGCGGGTTAAATGCGGCGAAGCGTTGGACATGCAGGAGGAAGCACTCGGCAGCGTCACCAGCAGCGGCTCCCGCGCGATGTGCGGCAAGAACTTCTGGAACAAGCTCATCGTGCATAAGTCGGTCAAGGAGACCTACCTCAACACCATGCAGGCTGCGTCCCTGCGTGGCGATGCCCGTGAAAGCTTCGAGTTCGGCGGGATCGTCTGGGAGCGTTATCGCGGCAAGGTGGCCGGTGTTGCTTTCGTCCACGACGACAAGGCGCTTCTGGTTCCTGAGGGCGTACCTGATCTATATATCTCGTCCTTTGCGCCGGCCGACTACATGGAAACGGTCAACACCCAGGGCATCCCGTACTACAGCAAGATCGAGCCGCTGCCGTTCAACAAGGGTGTCGCCGGTGAAGCCCAGTCCAACCCGCTGCACCTGTGCACGCGGCCTCGGGCGCAGATCCTGCTGGAGATGTGACCGTGGCCTTCCGCGAACTGATCGACGACATCGACGCGGTGGTGTTCGAAACACTGGGCGATACCGCACGGATCGAGGGCCGCGAAGAACCAGTACTCGGCATGTTCGCGGCGCCCTGGTTGCAGCCCAAGCTCGGCAAGCTGAACACCGGCTTGCGCGAGCCTCGGTTTGAAATCCGCGTCAGCGATTCGGAAGGCTTGAAGCGCGGGCTATTGGTCAGCATCGACTTGCCTGCTTTGGATGGCGGCGGCGATTACGACCTGCTGCAGCTGGAGCCGAGTGGCGACGGTCTGGTCGCCTTGATCCTGAGGTTACGCCCATGAGCATCGATAGCTACTACAAGCCCTCGGCTGGCGGCGGCATGATATCCATTCAGTCGTCAGCCGCAGACCTGCAGGCGTTTCAGGATTTTGCCAAGCTGGTGCCCAAGGCTGCTGCGACTGCTCACCGTCGAGCCATCAACAAGACACTGGGGTGGTTGCGCACGCACATCGCACGTGCGGTTAGTCGGCAAGAGCGCATTGCTGTTGCGGCGGTGCGTCAACGGTTGCGCAGTTACCCCGTGTCCGGCGGGGCTTCGAGCGGCAAGCTGTGGTTTGGTTTGAACGCTATCGAGTCCAGCCGGATCGGCCGCGCACGGCAGACAGGCAGCGGTGTGTCGGTGGCGGGGCGGCGGTATCAAGGCGCGTTTCTCAAGAAGGTTTACGGCAATACGCCGGACATCTGGATCCGTACCGCAAGCAAGCACTTCAACGCTGACGATTACCCTGACAGCACGGTGTCGTCGGGGCGCGGGCCGAGTTCGGGATGGGTGGCGGAAAACGGCAGTCGCTTTCCGCTGGCAAAGGCGAAGGTCTCTCTGGAGCAAGCCCGTCCCCACTTTGAAAGCTGGGTACAAAAGGCTGATGAACGCTTACTGGAGATCCTGAAACAGGAACTCAACTTTGAGTTGCAGAAATACCTCAAGAGGATCGGGTAATGGCTGACGAACCTTTTAGCCTCGACCAGCTTTACCGGGAGGTCGAGCAACACCTGTTGAGCCATCTGCCAGGGGTTCAGACAGTGAGTGCCTGGCCTAACATCCAGGATCGCATTGCGTTACCGGCAGTGTTTCTGGAGCTGGCCGAGATCGAGCCCGGTGCCGATATCGGCACGGGCGAGACTGCATTGGTGTGTAAGTTCGAAGCGCGGATCATCGTTGATCCCATCGATCCATTGCATCAGCAGCAGGCGGTGCAGTTGGTTACCCAACTCGCCGTTTTACTGCGTGCACAGACCTGGGGGCTGGCGGTCGAGCCAGCAGAGTTCGTTCAGGCCTTGCAGGATTGGACCCAGCCGGCATTGGATGGCTACACGGTGTGGCTGGTGGAATGGACGCAGCAAGTGTATGTCGGTCCCGAGGAATGGCCATGGCCTGACCAGCCGCCGGGCATGCTGTTGTTTGGCTTCAACAACGATGTCAAAGAAGACTTTGTGCCGGCGGAGGACATGTGAGCAGCTATGCCAGTGCCCAGCATGACCGCATGCTCGCCGGGGTGGTGAAGGATTGTTATGTGGTGGCGCTCGACCTGGCTGCCTCGCCGCCGGTGTGCCGGGTGTCCGATGGCGAATGGGTCAGCGCCTGGGTGCGCTGGCACAGTATTGCAGCCGGCAAGGCCAGGCACTGGCGGGCGCCATCCATGGGCGAGCAGGGGACTTTAATCAGTGCTAGCGGTGACGTGGCCCAAGGCACGTTCATCCCGGGTTTGTATGGCAATGCCGGCCCACCACCGGATAACCGCGATCATGTGGAAGTCTGGCGCTTTGATGACGGCGGCTCGCTGATCTACGACTGGCAGGCCAAGAGCTACAGCATCACCGTGCCGAGCGGTACGGTGACGATCAAGGTCGCCAGTACAGAGGCGGTCATCACGGACAGCGCTGTGAATGTAACTACCGGAAACATCAATCTGAAAGCGGCGGTGCTGATCGACGGTGCATTGCACGTTACAAAGGGCATCACCAGTGCCGGCGCCATCATTGATGCCGGTGGTAACAGCAATCACCACACGCATTAATTTCAATCCCCAACAGCCCGCTCATTGCGGGTTTTTTTACACCTGGAGTTTGCCTTATGAGTAAGTCTCGAACTGATGGCGATTCGGCCGGGGCCGTCGAAGCGATTGCGGTTGTGGGGTTGAAGCCCGCGCCGCTTGGTATTCCCGCGACTGCTGGCGCGGTGGAGTCAATCGGCCCCGCGCGTGTCTTTCGCGACAAGGTTTTCACCTCGCGAACACTGGTCCTGCCCAACGGCGAGACGCTTCCTGTTATTGCCGGTCGCGTCACCGCATGTGGCGATGATCAATATGCGTTCTTGAAAGCGCACCCGGATCTGGAGCAATTGAAGGAGTAATCACAATGATCGGAATGGACCGCCACACCGGCCAGCCCATTTCCGGCATCGCGCACTTACGCCAATCAGTTCCAGACATCTTGGGCACGCCGTTGGGCAGCCGCCGGCATCGGCCTGAGTACGGCAGCAAGCTGCGGCGTTTTGTTGACTTGCCCGTTAATGAGGGCTGGAAAAGCGCTGTTCAGGCGGAAGTCGCCCGCGCCCTGGGGCGTTGGGAGCCGCGTTTGAAACTGGATCAGGTACGCGTCATTTCCGTTATCGGCGGGCAAATCAACCTGAAAATCGTCGGGCAGTACCTGGGTGACGCCGTCACGTTGGAGGTGGCCGTATGAGTATTGTGGATCTTTCTTCGTTGCCGGCACCGACCGTGTTGGAGCCGCTGGACTTCGAAGAGGTGTACCAGGAAGGGCTCAGCGTTTTTCGCGGGTATATGGGCGGCAACTGGACCGCCGCGCTTGAAAGCGACCCAGTGGTTAAGGTTTTGGAGGTCGGCGCTTACATCAAGGTCGGCAACCGCGCCCGGGTCAATGACGCCGGCAAGGCGGTACTGCTGGCACACGCGATACGCGGCGACCTCGATCACTTGGGAGCCAACGTCAATCTAAAGCGCCTGGTTATTCAGGCGGCAGATCTGCTGGCAGTGCCGCCGGTGCCGGAGGTCAAGGAGGACGACGACCCGTTTCGGGAGCGTATTCAGTTGGCTTATGAGGGGCTGACCACGGCCGGCCCGCGTAACAGCTACATCCTGCATGCGCGAAACGCGTCCGGGCTGGTGGCGGATGCAACGGCCGAAAGCCCCGCGCCTTGTTACGTGACGGTAACGGTGTTGGGTCTGGAAGGGGAAGGCGTGGCTTCACCCGCACTGCTGGCTACGGTGACCGCCGCGCTAAATGATGAAAACGTGCGGCCAGTGGGAGATCGAGTGACGGTGCAGAGTGCCCAGGTGATCCGATACCAAATTAACGCGATTCTGCACATGGCTAGCGCTGGGCCTGAAGCCGACGCCAGTTTGGTTGAGGCGAAAAGCCGGTTGGCCGCCTGGATCAATCCCCGCAAGCGGCTTGGCGTCGAGGTGGCACGATCCGGTGTGGATGCACAGCTACACGTTGCCGGCGTTTCCCGGGTCGAGCTGGTTGGATGGCTGGACCTGGCCCCGACCAAGGCGCAGGCGGCGTTCTGTACGGGTTACACCGTGACTCTGGCGGGCTGATATGAAAAGCCTACTGCCGATCAACAGCACGCAACTGGAACGGGCCATGGAGGCTACGTTTTTTGAGAAGACGATTGCCCCGCTGCGCGACCTCTACAACGCCGATACCTGCCCGGTTCATTTGCTGCCGCATCTGGCCTGGGCCTGGTCGGTGGATCGCTGGGACTACCGATGGACCGAGGCGACCAAGCGGGCCGCCATCAAGGCCTCTTACTACATCCACAAACACAAAGGCACGATTGGAGCGCTACGCCGTGTAGTCGAGCCTCTAGGCTATCTGATCGAGGTTATGGAGTGGTGGCAGACGGTGCCCCTAGGTGTACCTGGTACCTTCGCGTTGAAAGTTGGTGTGCTGGATACGGGCATCACCGAAGAGATGTACCAGGAGCTGGAGCGCCTAATCGATGACGCGAAGCCTGTAAGCAGGCATCTGACCGGTTTGGCTATCAGCCTCGAAACACGCGGCGACATGTACATCGGCGTTTCCTTATACGACGGCGATGAAATCGACGTTTACCCACCTGTCATGCGTGACATTGAGGTAACTGGCACCTTCGGCGTGGCCGGTCGCGAACACACTATTGATACCTTGGACGTGTACTCATGATTGATGCGAACTCTCAGTTCTTCGCGGTCCTCACAGATGTGGGGGCGGCAAAACAGGCCAATGCCAACGCGCTGGGCATCCCTTGGAAGCTCACACATATGGGCGTCGGAGACGCGAACAACTCGGACCCCATCCCGTCCTCCAAGCAAACCAAACTGATCAATGAATGGCGCCGCCGACCGCTTAATCAGTTGCGTGTTGATCCGGTTAACTCGGCGGTCATTATTGCCGAGCAGATCATCCCAGCCGATGAAGGAGGCCGTTGGATCCGTGAGATCGGCTTGTATGACGAGGCAGGTGATTTGGTCGCGGTAGCCAATTGTGCACCGAGTTTTAAGCCGATCCTTTCGCAGGGTTCTGGCCGAACCCAAATCATCCGCATGAATTTCATGGTGTCCAGCACCGCGAATATCGAGCTGAAGATTGATCCGGCGGTAGTGTTGGCAACCCGCGAATACGTTGATCAAGGCGACTCAAAGAAACTCCCACTTACTGGTGGCACCCTAACCGGTTCGCTGGTCGCCGGCGCAGGGGTTCGCACGAAGAAAGGGCTACCGAAAAATGACGGGGCCGATGTGGGATATACGTTCGGTATCGATGGTGATTCGGGGCTGTTTGCAACCGAAGGCCCCCTACCTCAATCGGGTAGCGAACTTGTACTCATGGCCGACGCTATAGAGCTGGCGCGATTTGGTACCAACAAATCAACGATTCCAAACGCAGTACTGCCAGGTGCTACAGCGGTAACTCCCGCGCCTGGCACCAACACTAAGGCAGTGGCCACTGCTGAGTTTGTTATTGGAACTGTACAGGCAGCGATTAATGCCTTGGTCAACGGTGCTCCAGGCGCCATGGACACCTTGGAGGAACTTGCCAAGGCGTTGGGCGGTGATGCCAATTTTGCGGCCACTGTTACCAATACCATTGCCACAAAGCTGGCCCGGTCGGGTGGGCAAATGACTGGAATGCTGCAAGGTAAAGTAGGGGCTGGTGGTCCAGGCAACCCGAACAATTGTGGGATCGTTTTTGACAGCGACACTGGGTTGTTCAGTAAAGATGATGGTGAGATCGCCTTGTATGCAAATGGCGAAGTTCTCCTGCAAAAACACCCCTCTGGCGCGCTGCAAGCGCTCAGGGGGTTTCGGGCACCAAAAGGGCCGCCGAACCAGGCCGATGTTTCCAGCTGGTCGGGTTATACCTTTGCTGACGATGGCGACACAGGAATGTTTGCTGAGGGTGGTATTGCAAACTCTGGATCCGACGTTGTTTTTCGGATCGACAATCAGGAAGTGGGACGACTCAAGCCAATAATGAAGTCGTCAGGTAAGAATGGCTGGGCGCGCCTGGTCAGCGGGCAAATTTTGCAATGGTGCGAATTTACGGTTCAGCACATAGCAGGTGCACCTGCTGCGTGGAGCGTTACGTTTCCAACTACCTTTCCTGTTAAGGCCATGCAAGCCATGTTGTCGCTAGGAAATGGGCTTGGAGCTAGCAGTATTTCATACAGCGTCGAGAACCTCGGACCGGGCTCTGCCTCTGGTTTCGCCTATTCAAGCGACGCCCCTGCACGGTTGTACCGCTTGTGGGTCATTGGAGAGTGATGATGAATGAAGTGAAGGTGTTCTTTAGTCCAGCCACAGCATTGTTTTATGACGCCGATATCTATGGCGATCAGTTGCCCCAGGATGCAATAGAAATATCCGAGGATCTGCGCCAGGAGTTGCTTGAGGCCCAATCAATGGGCAAGCAGATCGTTGCTGGCAAGAACGGCCAGCCAATGGCTGTAGAGCGACCTGGGCCAACTTTCGAGCAGCAGGTTGAGCGGGAACGCTTTTGGCGTGATTCGCTGCTGACCAAAACCGACACGATGGTCACCCGACACAGGGATGAACAGGACGCCGAGCGCGCTACAACCCTAACGACTGCCCAGTATCAGCAAATGCAGGCTTATCGACTGGATCTACGTGACTGGCCGACAAGCCGCTCGTTTCCTTCTGACGTTCATCGTCCGGTCCCACCTGGCTGGCTTGCAGCCTTAACGTAACGCCCCGCACTGACGGGGCGTTTTCTTTTCTGTTACGCATAACACGAACAACCCACGGCCTCGCTTATGCGGGGTTTTTTCGTTTCTGGAGATCGAGCCTTATGAGTTTCTTTCACGGCGTTACCACGACCGACATCAAGACAGGGGCGCGCACTATTTCCTTGCCGTCGTCTTCCATTATCGGGCTGTGCGACACCTTCACCCCGGGCGGGCTGGATGGGGGCACTGCCAAGGCCGGCGAGTTGAAGTTAATCACCACTGAGCGCGAAGCCATTGCCGCTTTCGGTCCAAACTCGGCAATCACCAAGGCCTGTAAAGCGATCTACACCAAGGCCAAGGCGGTGATTGTCGCCATCGGCGTGCCGAAGCTGGAAGACGCGGCGCTGCAAACCTCGGCGATCATCGGCGGGGTTTTGGCGTCGGGTCAGCGCACCGGCTTGCAGGCATTGCTGGATGGCAAGAGCCTGTTCAACGCGCAGCCGCGGTTGTTGATCGCACCGGGACATACAGCCACGCAAGCAGTGGCTACCGCGCTCGACAGCCTGGCGCAGAAGCTGCGGGCTATCGGCATTCTCGATGGTCCTCGCACCACGGATGAGGCGGCAATGCTCTACGCCGATAACTTCGGCAGTCGCAATTTGTTCATGGTTGACCCGGGCGTTCAGTACTGGGACACCGACCTAAGTAAGACGGTTGATGCGCCGGGCTCGGCCTGGGCGGCAGGCTTGTTTGCCTGGACCGATGCCGAATATGGCTTCTGGGCCTCGCCGTCGAACAAGGAGTTCACCGGTATCACCGGCACGACCCGGGCTGTCGAGTACCTGGACGGCGACGAGACGTGCCGTGCCAACCTGCTGAACAACGCCAATATCGCGACGATCATTCGCGACGACGGCTATCGCCTGTGGGGTAATCGCACGCTGTCGAGTGATCCGAAGTGGGCCTTCGTCACCCGCGTTCGCACGCTGTTCATCCTCATGGATGCGGTGCAGGCGGGCCACAAGTGGGCGGTAGACCGCTCGATCACCAAGACCTACGTCAAGGATGTGACTGACGGCCTGGACGCGTTCATGCGCGACCTGAAGGCCCAGGGCGCGATTATCAACTTTGAGGTGTTTCCGGACACCGAGCTGAACACGGCCAGCCAGATCGCCCAGGGCAAAGTTTATTGGCGCATTCGCTTCACCGACGTGCCGCCGGCAGAAAACCCGAATTTCCTTTTCGAAGTCACCGATCAGTGGATGACCGAAGTTCTTGAAGCAGCCTAAGGGGCCTGGAAAATGATTCCTCAAACTTTGTTTAACACCAACCTTTTTGTTGATGGCGTGAACTTCTCCGGCGACGTGCCGAGTCTGACCCTGCCCAAACTGACGGTTAAGACCGACGAGTATCGCGGCGGTGGCATGGCCGGTCCCATCGAGATGGCCCAAGGGTTGGAAAAAATGGAGCCGTCCTTTGTCACCAAGGGCGTGCGCCGTGAGTCGTTGAAACACTTTGGCTTGGCCGATGGCACAGCCTTCAACGCGACGTTCCGTGGTGCCTTCAGGGGCCAGAAGGGAGCAGTGACGGCCGTAGTTGCCACCATTCGCGGTTTGCTCAAAGAGGTCGACCTGGGCGACTGGAAGGCTGGTGATTCGTCGGAGATCAAGCACGCCGTTGCGGCGTCCTATTACAAGCTCGAAATCGACGGGCGCGTCATGTACGAAATCGACATGGTCGCGGGTGTTCAAGTCGTCGACGGCAAAGACCAGCTCGCTGACATCCGCGCCGCACTCGGCCTCTAAGGGAATAGATCCAAATGAATCAAGTAAACGCGAAAAAAGTACCGGCCTGGTTGTCGCTCAGCGCGCTCGCCGCTGTCGTGACGCTCACGCGGCCAAGCAACGCTAATGGCGTGCTGGTCGAAACGCTCACCTTGCGTGCCCCGGTCGTGCGCGAGGTACGGGCAGCCGACAAAGCGTCGAATGGCGACGAGGAACAGCGTGAGCTGATGTTGTTCGCCGGCTTGGCTGAGGTGGGCGTTAAGGATCTTGAAGGCCTCAAGTTGACTGACTATCGCCGTGTTCAAGCCGCGTATTCGCACCTGGTTCCCGAAACCGACTACACGGACGTGATGCCGTCGTGGTTGTCGGTGACCACCGATCAGGCCGTGGTGACGCTTTCCTGTCCGAGTGAAATCAACGGGGTATTGGTCGATAAATTGCCCCTGCGCTCCCCAACAGTGGGCGATGTGCGCGCGGCAAATCGTGACGCTGCCGGTGATGCCGAGCAGCGTGAGCTGGTGTTGTTTGCCTCGCTTGCCGGTGCGCCTATCGCAGATCTGGAGGGCCTGAAGTTGGTGGATTTTAACCGCCTGCAGGCCGGCTATTTTCGCATGGACCAAGACGACGGGATTTGATCCTGCCGTCATAAAAATGGCCGCGAAACGTCTGGCGGCGGAAACCGGATTTTCCGCCGCCGAGATTCTGTCGATGCCGTTTGCAGAAATGGTGTGGTGGCTCACGGACTGAGCCGCCTTCGATAAGACTATGCAAATGAGGGCCATGACATGGCGAACAAAATCGCCCTCGGGCTGGTGATCGGCGGTGCCGTCAGTTCGACCGTCGGTGCTGCGTTTAAAGATGTAACGGGGCGCATCAAGCGTCTTGAGGCGGAAGGCAACAAGGCGCGTGTTCTACAGCGCACTATCGGCGACACCATTCGCTTGCGTGATGAATGGAAGAAAGCCCATGACAGTGGCTCTGAGGGCGCATCCAAGCTGCTGGGGCGATTGAACTCCAATCTCGACAGTTTGAAAAAGCAGGGCATT